TACTATTTTTGACAATTAAATAATAGTAAAAGCAACTTTTATTTTGTCCTATACGGTGTATGCGTTTCTTTGATTGCTCCCATAGATCACATGATCCTATTCCTAATGGTAAGCTATAATAAATCACTTTGTTAGCTTTCTGAAGATTAAGACCGTAAGCACCGGCTTGATACTGAACGAACGTAATACTATTATCAGCATTTTCATATGCGCCGAGATTTTTATATTCTCCATTAACTACACTTTGTGGTCTATTTGCAACACCATCGAGGGAATACATTGCATGGAGTTCAGCTGTAAAGTTATAAAATACCACGATACGGTCTTCCGTACTTTCTACAAGATCTTGAAATGCTTTAAGCTTATCTTGACTATATTGACCGCAAAGCTGCCTTTCATAAAGTATCTTAGTTAATACAGTATCGCCTATAAGTTCTTTATCATTGATCTTAATATAATGATGCTTCTTAAAGAATTTATATTCTTTACTTTGATCAATATAAATCATTTGATCGATCTGTTCCGGAAGATCAATAACTTCTTCAGTTTTCTTAAATATAGCTCCAAACTTAGCAAGACGCTTTTTAAGATGATCCACGTTTTTATAACCAATGATCTTCTTGTCCCAATAACCGTCTGATGTTTCGGTCCATTCATAATTAACATATGACTTAAAATACGTATCTTCATCAATATTCCAACCAAGTAATTGTAATTGTGACCATAACTTTTCATATTTACCTGCGGTGGGTGTACCGGATAATAGGATTACATTTGCAGGTCGTAATTTAAGTATAAATGATGAACGGTTAGCAGTTCTATTGGTTATTAATGATGATTCATCAAGCATGAGTGTGAAATCTGATATTCTAAGAAGATCGTCTCGTCGCCATATGAGATCATAATTAATGACGCCTATCAAACTATATTTTTCTCCTTGTATCATGCCCATGAATTCATTAAGCTGTTTAGGTTTAGTTAGATCAAGTACATGATAATGATAGTATGTATTAAAATGATCTATCCAATCTTGAATCTTAGATTTTTGGCAAATGATCAGATTTACTTTATTATTGAGTTGTTTCAGCTTTTCAGATCCAATAAAAGTTTTGCTAACCTAAACCCATATCATAATATACGGCACATCTATTTTTATCTTTAATCAATTTTAAAGCTTCTATTTGATGCGGATATAGGTTCATTTATCATCACCTCTTTTCTTTGTAAAGTGCAAACGAGCATGTTCTGATTGAGTCATTACCATTAAATTATCCGGATTATTATTTCTTTTATTACCATCTATATGATGAACAATCTCACCCGGTTTTAATGATCTACCCAAAATTTGCTCTGCAATAATTCTGTGAGTATGTCTGCCATATGTTTTTTGATAGCCTTTATTAGATCCAGTATCGACCATAGAATTATGTATTTTTTCTCTAACTTCTGGTGTCATTCTAATTGGATTTAGCTCTCTATTCATAAACTTCATATGGCATTGACGAGAACAAAAATGGTTTTTAGATCTTTTAAATTGTGAAGCGGGCATATTAACGTTTTTGCCACATTCATCACATATTATCTGTACCATTTAAACCTCCTCATCAAACACCGCATTCCACTCGGACTGAGTAAGCTTAAGTATTTTCTTGAGTAACAAAGCTTCATCAAGAGTAAATGCAAATTTACCTTTGAGCTTATTGTTGAAAGCGACATACGTAATATTCAGCTGTTTAGCAATGTTGGTAAGTGAAATACCGCTCCTCTCAATAAATTCTCTTAATAGTTCCATATTTCCCATTACAGGTACCTCCTTTATTTTTTATAATAATTATATTATAAAAAATAATTTTTGTAAATTTATGATTTCTTACCTTTATGAGTAAACGCTTTTTCAACATCCCATCCAAGAATATAGATTCTCGAGTAAAGAGTATTGGCTGATACGCCGAGTTCTTTTGCCCATGCGCAGATATTTTGAGCCTTGCCATTATATTCGATCAGAGCTCCACGCTTGCGTTCAGGCTTATCGAATGATTCTACATGCTTTTTACCCCAATCAGGATCTTCTATACCAGGCATGGGGACTAACTTAGACTTCTGCTTTGCCTGTTCGGCGATCTCTTTACCTACTTCATTAAGAGGAGTACCATCACCAGCAAAATCATCCATGGCCTGCTGAATCTCATTCATCTCTTCCTCACTGATCTCAGGGCACTCATTTCTCAATTCACGTCTTGCCTGCATCTTCTCCTTAAGCATTTCTTTTGACTGATCTGCTTCAGCTTTCAAGATCTTCTCAATGATAACTGCTTTACCTTTCTTGATGTCAGAATTGGTGATCTTAACGCCTGCTTTTTCTCCTACTTCCTGTAATGTCCTTGCTGTCATGCTCCAAAGTTTTTCTTCTCTTGTCATAATATACCTCTTTCTCCCCGTTTAGCCGTTAGGACAGCAATTAATTATCTTTTAATATTAGAACATCATCTGATAAAACTTCTTAAGACCTTTAGCTGTAAGAGCAACCATATGATCTCTTCCAAGCTGTCTTGCTTTCCATGAATGATCTTCTCTTTTCTTGAGATAACCAGCATTGATCATTTCTTGAGTATCATCAACTCCATTAATATTGAAGAAGTTATCTGTTATTGTACAACCAAAAAAGTTTTTCCATGCAATTTCTACGAAATGATAACTATCAATTTCAATTTCTGAATTTATACATTTAACAGCATAATCATGTCTTTCATCATACTGATTTTTGAAATATTCGAATGTTGTCATACTAAACCTCCTGAAATGCGGTAGTTATTGTTTACATTATTATACTAACATGCTTTATAAGGTTTGTAAATAGTTTTTTATAAAAAATTTTTAATAAAATAAGAGGACCATTTCTGATCCTCTTAGTGAGTGTTTCTTCTTATTATATATTATTCTTTTACATATACGCTGTAGAGTTTACCATTAATCCTGTTGCGTTTAACTTCATATCCTAGAGCTGTACGGATCTTTTTACTCATCATGATCTGTGTTGTAGGTTTTAGACCATTATTGCTACAATGAAGCTCATACGCGGAATAGACACTGCTGATAGTTTGATTTTCAATATTCTTTGATCCAAACTCAAGAATAAAGCTAAGCACTGAATCATTGCTGACTTTATACATTTCCATCTCTTTATCTGATGCTTCACAATCGCTGAATCCATTTCTCATAATCACTCTGATTAATGCATTTACTCCGATCTTTACAAGATATTCCATGCACTCAGGCTGACAGAGTTTCTCGTTTATAAATGGATCATAATCAGGATCATTACTAGTAAATACCGCATTGAATGGGATGATCACCATTCTCTTAGTAACAGCACCCGTCGGATCCTTGATCCTGGGAATACTGTTGGCACTGAATATAAGAGTTGCGTACGGATAAAAATCAAACGGATCATTATATAAGAACTTACCTCTGCATCTGTTACCGGTCGCAACCTGTTTAAATAATGATACATTTAAACCGTCCATGTAATTATCCGTAATATCATCTTTAATGTTTGCAAGTTTATTTGCAAGTGATGCAATATCAAGCTCCCTAGCAAAGTTCGTTATATCCACAGAACTATAGTTGTCATCGCCTAAGAGATTATTAAGCATAAAAATGAATGTTGATTTACCGTTATTCTTTTCACCTGTAAGTATGAAACATTTACCGAGTTTACTATCTCTATAGAAGCAATAACCGATACATTCTTCAATAAGTGCTCTGATTTGCTGATCTCCACAAGCTAACTTATTCAATGTTTTATCTACGATCTCACTATAAGCATCTGGATCATAGTTCCATGGTATCTGATTACTGATCACATATTCTGGTGAATGTGGTAATAATTTACGTTCTTCGAGATCATATATGCCATTTTTGAATAAGATATATCTGCGACTGCTTTGATCTTTTTGAGGAGCTTCTATGGTCAGATAATCATATGCCTCATTCCTTTTATTCATTGGTATGTTCTCAAACAGTTGGATCATCGTATGTTTGATCAGTCTCATATTAGGATCATAAAAACCTCTCTCAGGATCATATATACATAACTGTCCATTCGTATAGATCGTATTTTGTTCTTGAATCATATAACGACCAAATACATTTGTCATGAATCTGCCATTATCATCAAAGAACATACTCGTTGACATTTTTTGAAATGTCTCAGGCCTTAAGATCGTGTTAAGTTCATCTTCTGACATCTGATCTCTTAGAACATACTTATTAATAAGTGTAAATATATTCTTAATCTGATCTTCATCTAATTTGATCTTACCAAGTGCAAATGCCTGTTTGCTAAGAGCGTCATTACGACCATCTCCGTCTTTCATCTGCCATAGATCTTGTCCAGTTTTTGTCGGCAATAGCCATATCGGTAGTTGTGGTATATCAGTTATATTATCGAATACTTCTTTACGTTCTTCTCCATCTACTTTAAGAGGAATATAGGTACCTTTACTATGAATATCTGCTTTGATACCTAAAGTCAGCATTATGTCTTGACCATCTTTGAACGTTTTATCAGTACACCAATATGTATGACCGCCGTGCGGTGAGTATAATGCA